CCACACCGAACGCCCCACCGCTAAAATACGTGGGGCAAAATTTTCAAAAAAGTGAATTTCTAAGCTAACCAAAACTTTAATTTAGACTAGCGAAAGCTGGTCTTTTTTGTTGTAAAAATTAATTTATAACCGCACCCCCTGTACTCCGATTATAAAATGTTCAAAAAGTCTTTGTAAATTGCGTAACAAGGACAAAAAACAATAAATTTATAATTGGAATTTTTTATCATAACTGCACCCCTTGTACTTCGATTATAAAATGGGTAATTTTCTAGTGTGGAAGATGCATTTAGAAATAATAAATTTGTATGCTCTGAGACAACCCATAGAAAAAATATTAGGCGGTATAATTTTAATAACGATAGGTGTAATTGAAGAGTAAAGAAACAGGAACCCATGTGGTAAACAGACATCTAAATATACTCAACCCAACCTCTGGAATCGCACTCCAAATGCAATTTTATGTTGGTTCCTACGCAGAATTGGATTATTATCATTTGTTTTAATTATCTTTCTCGTATTAGTAGACTTTAAAGTTTTATGCGGTATTGTTTGTTTAGATACCAAAGGTATCTAATATGACAGAAAAGGAGAATTAAAACGATGTCAAAGAAAATATATGTATTAGTTGCTTATTCAAGTGATGGAAGATTATACGATTTAGGATATTCACCATCACTAAAAGAAGTAAGAAAAGCAGTAAACAGTGAAGAAGTAAAAGAACAATTAAAAGAACTAAATGTTAAAGAGTGCGAGTTTTGGATTAGAGATAATTACTACCCAACAAACTACTATGGTGTGCAATAAGATGAAGAATATCCAAGAACAATTAAAAAAACATTAAACCACAACCAAAAGTGGAAGAAAAGGTACTAGCAGTTAGAATTAGAAAATATAATTTCAAGACTAAAAGATACGACATAATAGAGTCTGATTGGAAAGCACCAAAGGAAGAAAAAGGTAAATAACAATGTCTAACGAAAGGGGAAAATGATGAACTCAATAATTTGGTATGAAGAACAAAGAAGAAAGAAAAAAGCAAACGAACATAAATGCCCTTTATGTGGAATGACTTATAGTGGACATGGCAACAATCCAGATCCATTCCAAGTAGAAAATTGTTGCAATAACTGTAATGCTAAATTCGTAATTCCAATGAGAATGTTCCTAAACAACAAGACACCTAAATATGCAGTTGTATTCGATACAAATGGAAATATAAGACCAGTTAAACCAAAAGGGGATAAGTTCTCGCTTGAAGAATTACAATCGCTTGTAGGCGGTTTAATCCAATTATATCCAAGAAGATTTAATAACCTATTAGTCATCTGTAATGAAGAAGGCTTGATTAAAAGATTAAGGAAAAACGAAATATTCAAAAAGTATAGTTTAGCAACATTAGTTGGAGACATTGTCCTATGTCCAAATAACTTATTTGAATAACTGGTAATAGAGAAAAAACAATGAAACAAATTAAAGAAATTAAACTTGATGATATAGCATTAATCAAAGTATTCGAACTTACAAATGAACATGAACACAAATACCAAGTCCAATACTTCATTAAAGGATTCGGTGCTCAACCTAGATATGCAGATACTGAAGAAAGTGTGGAGAACGAGATTAACAAGATAAGATACAACCACCAAAGATTCATTAATACATACGAAGAAATGGTTGTAGAAGATAATCAATATCTAAAAGTTAAGGAAATACACAAAAGGGTTCAAGAATACGAAAAGAAAGCATCTAGTAAAAATTACAAAGGCACTGAAAAAGAGATTGAAGAACTTAAAAAAGTAATCAATACATTAAATGCAATCTATAACAAATTAACAAAGTAAGGGTTTAGTGTGTGGGACATTGTCCCACTTAAAACTTACATAAGGAGTGATATTATTGGGTAAACTAAAATCGGTACATGAAGAATACGAAAGATTAATAACCGAACTTGGAGTCGATAAATTAGAACCACAAAAGAAGATACTTGTAGAAGAACTTGTAAAGCAAGCTTCTTTTTTGCTTGTTGAACTTAATATCCTAAAACAACAAATAGAAACATATGGTGCAATTCAAGTAAATAAGAATGGAAGGCAAAAACAAACCGAAGCCAGTAAACACTACAACAGGACAGTAACAACATTTTCAAATATCATAAAAAACATTAATTCAATTATTGGTAAATCACTTGATGATGCTGATGATGAGTTAGAAATGTTTTTAAGAGGACTATAGAATGCATGAGAATTATTTAATCCAGTATTACGAAGAAATAGAAAAAGGAAACATTATAGTTGGTAGAGAATTAAAAGCTCAACTAGATTACTTAATATCTGAATTAGATAATCCCAAATATATATTCGATCCAAAGCCTGGATTACACAGAATCAAGTTTATCGAAACATTTTGTAAACACACCAAATCACCATTTAACGGAGAACCTTTTGTATTAATGCTTTGGGAAAAAGCATTACTGCAGACAGCTTACGGATTTAAATATGCAGATACAGGATTAAGAAGATTTAACGAAGTAATTTTACTTGTAGCAAGAAAGAATGGTAAAACAACTTTTATTGCAGGAATAGATTTAGCAGAGTTTTTTCTTTCTAGTGGTGGAACAGATATCATATGTGCTTCAAACACGAATGATCAAGCATCAATTCTATTTGAAGAAATTAACAATATGAGGGAAGGTTCAAAGGTATTAAGAAATGAAAAATATTCAAGAAAAAATATCTTTTATATTTACTCACCAAGAACCAAAAATAGAATTAGAAAGTTATCAGCTCAAAGTAGAAATAAAGATGGTTTCAATATTGAAGTTGGGTGTATTGATGAGGTACATGAAATGACTGATTCAAAAGTATATGATGCAATCAAACAAAGTCAATCAACGAAGCTTGAACCATTAATATTTATTATTACTACAGAAGGTGTAGTAACACAAGGCTTCCTAGACCAAAAATTAGCATATGCAAGAAAACTAATAAAGGGAGAAATTGAAGATGAAAAGTTGCTCCCATGGTTATATACCCAAGATAGCATTGAAGAAATATATGAAGATAAAAGAACTTGGCAAAAATCAAACCCAAGTTTAGGAGTAGTTAAGTTAGAAAGTTATTTAGAAGATATGATGAACAAATCTAAAAACGACCATTCGATTAAAGTAACAATGTTGTGTAAAGACTTTAATATCAAACAAACCGACCAAGGTGCTTGGTTAGAATTTAGAGATATAAACAATACTGAAACATTTGATATTAAAGAAATCAGTGACACATATGCAATTGGTGGAGTAGATTTATCAAATACAACAGATTTAACAGTAGCAATATTATTAGTAATTAAAGATGGCAAAAAGTATGTATTAAGTCAATACTTTATGCCAGAAGATGTTTTAGAAAAACGCAAGGAAGAAGATAATGCACCATATGATATATGGTTACAAAAAGGATTGATAACATTATCGCCTGGCAGTCAAAACGACTTTTCCCTTGTGACACAGTGGTTTATTAAGATGATTCAACAATACGGAATAAGACCACTGTGGATAGGATATGATCCTTGGAATTCACTTTATTGGGTAAAAGAAATGGAAGAGGCAGGATTTACTTTAGAAAAAGTAAGGCAAGGTGTTTATTCATTATCTGAACCAATGAAACAATTAGAAGCTGACTTAAAGAACAAACTTGTTAACTATAACAATAATCCAATGATGAAATGGAATTTAGCAAATACTCAAGCAAAGGTAGATATCAACGGAAATATTCAACCTTCTAAATTAGGTTCAAAGTTTAAAAGAATTGATGGAACAGTTGCTTTAATAATTGCTTATGCAGTTTTGAATAGATACAAGGTTGAATATGAGGGAATGATAAGATGAGCATTTTTGATATTTTCAAAGGAAAAAAGAAAAATAAAGTAAATAGTATCGATTTATTTATGGCAAACTTTGATTTCCAAAAATCAAATGCTAGTAGGTTAGAAGATAGTGATTTAGCAGAGATATGTATAGATAGAATTGCAAGTCATATATCTAAACTTAAGCCGAAACACACCAAACATAGTGTTTCTGGTTCAGTTGAAATAATAAATGATGAAATAAACTTTAAACTTACACATTATCCAAACGAATATATGACAATATCGGAGTTTATTTATAAGGTCGTAAGTTTACTTTATACAAACAATAATTGCTTCATTTATATGTCATACGATGAAGAAAACAATCTAAAAGGTCTATATCCAGTAAACCCAATGAGAGTAGAAATAAAAACAGATTTAAGTGAATCAATATATTTAGAAATGGATTTTAGAACAAGTCAGTATACATTACCATATGAATCATTTATTCACTTAAAAAGATTATATAAAAAGCACGAAATCTTTGGTGGAGATGGTGCAGTATCAAGCCACAAACAATTAATTAAAAGTATACAGATGAACGAGAACTTGTTAACAGGATTAGAAAATGCATTAAGTTCAAGTTTCCAAATTAAAGGTTTACTTAAAATGAATGCGATGCTATCAGAAAAAGATAAGCAAAAGCAAAAAGAATTATTTGATGAAGCGTTAAGAACAAACAAAGATAAAAGTGGTTCAAGCATCATCCCAGTTGATATGAAAGCGGACTATGTCCCGCTTCCAATAGATCCAAAGATTATTGATAGTGAGACACTCACATTTATACAAAGTAAAATTCTAAATTATTTTGGAGTAAGTGAAGCAATATTAAATTCAACTTACAACGAAGATGATTACAATTCGTTTTATGAAAACACACTTGAACCAATAACAATATTTTTATCAAACGCATTTAGTAAAGCATTGCTTTCAAAAAATCAATTACTTGATGGAGAAAAGATAATGTTTTACGGAGAAAGATTAAACTACGCTTCTTGGACAAGCAAGATTACAGCTATTGAAAAGTTAATGGGATTAGGAATCTTTTCAATAAACGAATCAAGAGGAGTATTAGGATATCCACCAATAGAAGATGGAAATAGAAGAATTCAAAGTTTAAACTTCGTGAGTGTAGATCACGCAGATGAATATCAGTTAGGAAAGGAAGAAG